CTCTTTCAGAATGTTGCTCGCCTCGTAAAGCCCTTGTAACCACATGTGATTACTAAGAGCAACGAGGTGAGCACAAACGCTAGGACTTTCGCCAACTTGATGTGGCCAGTGTCTAATGTAAAGGGGAGTTATGTCAACCCCCCTGAACGCTTCGACACCGCAGCTTTCTCTAAAGTTTCCTTCGAGAAAGCTCTTCTTGACATTGACTTTTAGGCCAGTGTCATGAAGCCACCGTACCACCTGGTGTGCGTGGTCCTTGTGCACGATTATATCGTCACCGTACACTCGAATCAAGCGAGACGCGCGCTTAACGTTCCAGTAATTGGGTTTCTTACCCCAATTATCCAAAATAGCTGCAATGCTTACAACGGCAAAGCAGATACTTTGGACTGGAAACGTCGTAGCGTTACCCATACCCGCAAATTTCCCTAGATAGCGATCTGGTTCATTGCTAGAACCAGTATGCACATAGGGAGAACGACTATCCATCATACACTCGAGAAATCTCGGGTGGTGTCTGAATACGGCCTTGACCAGCGCTAAGCTGAGCAAGTCGGACGCAGACTTTAAGTCGATGGTAGCCCATCTGCGGTTTTGGGAGCCTTCCAAAGCTAGTTTTTGATTCAAGCTTTGGTCGGTGAGAGCTAGACAATTACGCATAATACCACACTCGGTTATTGATTCCCGAAGTATGGTGTTGAGCCCTTGCTGCAAATATTGCCGCAACATAGGCTCAATCGTAATTGTCCGCCTTGAAGAAGAATTCTTCAGGACGGAAATAAGTCTAGCTGACGCGCCTCGAAGCCTCGGTTGATCGTTTGGCACGACTTTGGCATGAGCAACCAATAGCCCATGTTCGATCGTGTCTCCTCGGCTATGAAGCACTTGACACGCTTCCTTAGCACTTTGGACGTCAACCGATGGTTCAGGGTCTCCTGTAGGCTCGCGAGAGTCCAACAGATTTCCGAGTGATCCAGGAATGATTCCCTCCCGTTGCAAAACTGGAGGTAACCACTGGGCACTTCGTCCCATTTCAGAAAGCGAGATGCCTTCGAAATGGTATGATAAACGGAAAGCTGTCTCTCCGAACCAGTCAGGAAGGTGAGCCGTACTACTAAGCTCACCATACAATGCACTCCATTTCTGGTTGCCTTTGTATGATTCCTGAACTGCACCCGGTCCATGTCGATAGATTTGCTCATCTTCAAGATCCTTTTTATGAAGGGTTAAGAGGATAGTTCTACCGACATGATCAATGAGATGATCTTGCCGGTCCGTTAGTTTAACGGATTCGGCGATTTCATCGCACTGATAAAACTCGTCAACCGCCTTTTGATGAAGAAATTCTTCATCATCGGACGAGAGACCAGTTTTCTTAAAGAGTCTCAGAAGCGTGTGAACGTCCCTGAGGATCCCATATTCTATGGGCTCTTTAAGCTGACCAGTTATCGGGTCAAATATTTCGCAGAGCATACCTTGTAAGAATACAGGGATTGCTCCCCCGCGGATCTTCTTAAATCCGACGGGGCAGGCGAACCGGCCAGAAGCGAGGCCCTGGATAAGGGCATCGTCTAAAGCAGGTAGGGCTTGGGTTAGGAACCCAGTCCCCTCATATTTGACTCTATGCTGGACCGTGACAAAGTCACGCTCCAGGCCTTTCACACCAGGATTCAGTCTCATGAAATCTCTTGTCATGAGACTGTCTAGGAGAGCTACCGGACTTTTCATCGTTGCTCCTTTGGAGTTAGCGATTCCGAGTCCATGTTAGTAGCAGCGTACCTTAATTGGTAGGCTGTGTAGTGACGGGTGGTTCCCTTGTAAGGGTACCACTGCTCGTTGTGTTAAGAGTGTGCCCACAGCCCACGCACATGGCAGCAATTGCCAAAAGCATGGACCAAAGCACAACACGAAAGAGCCACGCAAGGAAAAGATCAACTTGATAGGACGTCATCGTTATCTCCTGTTCAGGTGTTAAAGCCCGATCAGAATAACAATGATAAACTCGCACCAAGGTGCGAAGATTATCAAGATTGAAACTGAACCAGGCGTGCCGTGGTTACTTCTGAATCGTCTCGGAAATCTGTCAACGCTTTCGCGAGTGCCACAATTGCGGCATCCGTGAATCCGAAGGCAGGACGGACGATTGTCATTGACACAGAAGCAATTTGCTTCTGCGTCAGACCCGTGTAGGGATTGGTGGCATTGAGCGTCTGCGTCATTTGGACGTAGTGCTTATCGCCTCCACCCTTCGGTTTCGAGTGACTGATAGTAACAGCATAGCCGTTACCACCAGTATCAACTCGTTCCGACCCATACCCATCTGACCTGACAACAGCCAGGACAAGAGAAGGTGTGGGACTTGCGGCAGCTACGGTAACCGGGTCTACTAACATAGGGACGTCTCCTTGGTACTAAAATAAATTACGAGCGTGGGCGGAATGCCCCAGCCCTAGTATTGTCTATACGCTGAGCTAAGATAGCTCCCAGGATAGACAGCTGGTATGGAGAGAGACTCTCCACGATTGTAGTTTGTTTCACATCAAGGACATTTGCGACATTCTGACGAGTTTGACACTCGTATTCAAGAATAGACGTGTGTCGGTTTCTATTACCTACTCCGGTATAAGAAACCTGCACGTTATTCTTATGAATGAGCGTAAATGTAGGGGAAGTACTCTCAAACTCAGTGATAAGCTTACCACGTATATTTGTGGTAATCATACCCCAGTTGATCAGTCCCGGATCATGGTTAATTTCCTCGATAAGTTCGAGGTAGTTGCCAAGACCCGTAAACCAATCAACTAGCCACGTCCATGGGATGATGTTATAAACATCTATGAAACGTGGTATGAGTCCGATCTGATCGGCAAAGAAGCGCCGACGCAATCGGGGGACATTTATAGGGGGAAAGTCGAAAAGCGCGTTTATAACTAAACGCGTTTCCCACTCTCTCTCTATTCGACTAGTTATTCCTAAACCGGGTTCACCGGCTAAGAATTCCTTGTCGTCTGTCTCATAAGAGAATCCCGAGACTCCCGTTGCTCCAGATATACCATTACGTTTGGAGCGAAACGTTGACGGCTTGCCTGATCGAGCCATAAGAAGATTCATCTTCTTACTTATCTTTTCAGGCAATTTCGTCAAATCTGAGAGATCCTTATGGAGCTGCTTCCACCCGAAGTGAAAAGAAAGATATTCACTCGGAATATTCGAGGCTACGTTGCTCGAAAGGTCAAAGACCTTTGCGCGCGTCTTAGGACTCGTTTTTAAGGAAGACCACAGCGCCTTAAGATCATCCGCAGTTCTCCTCGCGGAGATCATACTACGGGTGAGATCTTTTAGCTCGGCCACGTTGCGAGCAAGAGAATAGGCCCTCGAAAACGGGGACACATTCTTAAGCAAGGGAAAGGCATTGCGGGCAGAAATTTCCCGACAAAGCGCCTTTTCAGACGTGATCAAGGCTTCAAAGACACTCTCAGATAGAGTAGATGCGTTGGGCCCATAGTGATCGGTAATAATCTCGTCCGAACCTACCTCATAGTCGGGTATTCCACCGACTGCAGTGCAGGAAGGGTCGAGAGGTACTCCGTCAGTATACCTACGGGTCGAATCAACCCAACGGTGAGACCGACCAGGAACTATCAAGGTAGACTTGAAGAATTCAAGCTCACCCTGTGTGCTCCCAATAAGTCTCGTCCGCTTGGTTGTATCCTTGAGTTCATCCGGGATGGGTTCCTGCCTTGTCAAGGGCTGGACTTGCCACCTCGGAATGGCGACTTCGTTGTGAACTAAATAAGGGCTGGAACAGAAAGCAACACCTTTAAAGTTGCTTTGCTGAGACCAGGAATCCTTATAATAGGACCTAACGCGTTCTCGGGGCCCTTGATTGAGCACCGAGGCCGACGCACGATACTTCGTGCGATTAGCCGCTGTAATTGTAGAAGGCCCAACCTTAAAACGAGCTACAGGATCAATGGCGAAAGCCACTGACTGTACCAAGTGATAAGGTATAAGCTTATACAAGAACGACTCAAGACCAACAGCATCTTTCTTAAGTGTATCATAGCGATATCTATATAATTTATAGAGATCCATACCTTCGGGTAGCCCACGCGTATCATAACGTGGGGGATTCTGAAGGTTTATCGCCATGGCACTTAACTCCGCTGGTGTGAAACAGGCAATGATTCTCATATATGATGAGATCAATCGGACACAAGTGTCCGGGACACCCCGTGAGG